TGGCTGGCGCGTCTGGCGGTGAACCGCCGGGCCACTTGACCGATGCGGGCCAAGTAATGCTGTGAGTGCCGCCAGCGGTGACAACCAGTTCGAATTTCCGGACCAGACCCGCGCCAATGGTTGCCGGGTCCGGAAACACGGGTGCGGTATTGCCCGCGGTGGTGATGGTGAACACCGTGCCTAGGGAAAGATCGATCACAGGCGCAGTGCCGGTGAGGGAGACAACGGTTTCTGTGATGCCCTTGAAGGAAGTGCTGCCATTGTTGATTACGGGACCGGTAAACGTGCCGCCAGCCTTGGGCATCGCATCATCAGCCTTTACCCCCTGCGCCGCTGTCGCATAGTCCTCGGTGGCCGATGTGGCAGCCGTCCCAAGTCCAAGTGCTGTCCGCGCACCCTCTGCCGTCGTTGCGCCGGTGCCTCCCGCCACAATTGGACGCGGAGCGTTTGCGTCAGCGCGCAGATCCTCAAGCGGGGCATTGTGCTGCTCTGCCGTGGCGTCCTCCCCGTCTACCGCTTGGTAGCCCGTGGGGAGGGCATATGTTCCGTTTGCTGCTCTGGGCATGTACGGTTCTCCTTTTGAAACGAGGAAGACCCCGCCGAAGCGGGGTTAGTTTTCAGTTGGTTATGTGTGATTGTTTAGGCTTAGGCGGAAGCAGGAACCTGTCGAAACCCTTCCACTTGGCGCTCCTGTAAAACGCCGTCAGGCATGTAAAAATGCACGTTCAAGATTGGGTCGCCAATTTTCCGGATAGCGAAAGTTGACCAGCCAGCCGCACAACGACTTTTGGCCTCTGCATCCAATGCCGCGCAAAGTGTGATGTAAGCTGCCCGGATTGGGTCGGTTTCAGCAGCCACCTGTGCGGCTACAGTCCCGGCAGGTAGCGCAGCTGCAAGCCCTCGAATGAAAGAGCGACGGTTCATGCGGCACCGCCTTCCCGATGGCGCTGGATTGCAGATTGCAGGCGGCGCTTTGCGTTCTTTGCCAGACGCTTAGCGTTTTCCGAGGCGTCGTATTCGGCTTTGGAATGCTCCATCATTTCGTCCCACGCCGGAGTGCCGCGCTCAACGTAATCGATACTCAGGCCTGCCTTGTAGTCGTCATAAGCGTCGTTCAAATCCGACGCCGCATGCTTGGCTTCGCGCTCAAGGCGGTCCGCTTCGATAGCTTTGTCTGCGATTGCTAGAAGGCTGGTAAGCTGTTGTGCTTCAATCATTTCGAGGCCTCCAGTCTAGGAGCCGTAGCATTGGCATTTAGAGCAATAGCCACACTGTGCGTGGCGCGCTTCGTTTCTTGGTAGCACTCCGCAAAGCCATCGCTGGATGCATCGTCCATGTTTTGCTCTGCAAGAGCTTCCATCAACCCTACCGACATCAGCTCCACGCTGGTCATCCCATCTCGAGCGTTTTTCACACCGCGCGCTTCCCGGATCTGCTTCGGCGTCATGCCCGTTGCAGCTTTCGCAACCACTTTTGAGCAGTTCATGAAATGATGCGGCTTTTTGCAACCGTGGTCGCGCAGTGAGTTTGTGAAGTCCTTTCGAATTGCCTTCCCATCTTGGCGCAACATCTGCCGCCGCTGTTCAGTGCTGGAGTTTTGACGAACCAACTTCTCCAATTCATCCCAACGATCCACCAGCCGAGCGGTGAACTCAGGGCTGAGCTGAGCAACGACAACAAAGCTGTCACGCTTGTTGATGTGGTACACCGTCCCAGGCCGACCACCTGAGGACTTTTCCCCCACTGGGGTAAAAGTAATCACGCCCCGCTCCGCCAAGCGTTCTACGGACTGTTTCACCTTGTCATGGCGACTTTCAACCAGATCCGCAATCTCGCGGCTGGACATCGTAAGCGGTGCATCATTGAAACCGCTATCGATCAGTGTTATCTTACCCATTGAATTTTACCTCCTTTGCTTAGGTTGAAGTTCATCAGAAACCGCTGAGGGTGCCCGCCCTCAGCGGTTTCATTTTTGTGCGGCGACCTCTTCTGACTGGCGCTGCGATTGCAGAACGTGAACGACAAAATTGTTCATCGAACGCCCCTGCTCCTCAGCCATATCCTTGACCCACTGGTGCAGATCCTTTGGCATCCGCAGGCCAAAAGGTGGTCGTTGTTGTTTTTGCATTCTTCATCCTCATTATTAGTGACCCGTGGTAGTTATCTACCAGAGGTCGCCAATTGCCGTCAACGAATTTTTTCGTTACCCGTGGTAGCCATGGCTGACGATTCCAAATACCCGACCAGAATTGCTCCTTACGGTCTGCGCATGCCCCCAGATCTAAAGGCGCGGGTTCAAGCCTCCGCTGATGAAGCGGGGCGCACTCTTCATGCGGAGCTAATTCACACCCTTGAGGAAAAGTACCCGCCTGTGTCACCCATTGGCGACTTTGAGTTCGCTCATGCAAATACGATTGAGTTTCTACAGCAGGTCAAAGCCTCTAGGCAGGATGACCCTTTAGAGGTCAAGAAGATCGAATCCGCGATCCGAATGGTTGAAAACGCGATGATGGAGGTCAGAAAGGCTGAGGCTGTCGAGGATAGAATTGTTGGTGTCGTTCAATACGCCAAGCTCTTGTCTGACATCATGACAGCAGCTGACATCCCAGAAGATTCCATTGGCAAGCCCTAGACTAAGCCGCTTTTCATATATAGGTTGATCGGTATGAGTATTCTGACGCAAAAGATACTGACAGTAGTCCTCTACATCGCCATGATGGTTGGGCTTTGGTATCTGTTGCGCCATGTGCTGCTGCCAATGATCCCGGATTGGATTTTGTTCTGGATAGCAGCGGCTATGCTATTTGTTGCCCCTCCTTTCGCCATTGTTCTACTGGTTCGTGATAAGCTGGCTGCTCGTCGCCGCGCCGCCGCCGTGAAGAAGGACCTGGATAATCCTTGAGATGGCATCTGGCCCCGGCTTCCGGCCCGTTCCACCCTGCTTCATCAGCGCCTGAACAATAGCATCCCGAGACGCATTGGACGCGCCAAGCGCCTGCCCAAGCTCCTGATTGGCCCGCGCCGCTCGCGGACCATAGATCAAGCTATCAGCAAGCGCATTGCCGGGGCGGTCCAGCAGCGCAGTCTTGATACGCCGTAGCGGGCCTATCTGCTGCCCCGTGGTTTGATCCTTGATCGGCTCCAGCGCTTTGCGGGCCGCTGTTCGGAAATCGGTCTGAGAACCAGCGTTAATGGCGCCATTTGTCTCCGAAAATACTTGTTCAGAACGCAGGCGCTTGATAAGCGGATCAGCCGCTTTATCGCCAAGCACAAGCCTCAACTTCTGCTCATTCCAATCTTTGGCGAATTCACCCCACGCCGCCGCTGCATCGTTGCGGGATGTGCCCATGATCCGCGCGACCTGAGACCGCAGCCCCTTGCCCACCGCGTCTTTCTGAGCGTCTGACATTGCCCCGAACTGCTCGGCGAATTCAGTGGGAGAAACAGCAGTCTTACGCCCGCTATCAAGCGCGTCAGCACCGAATTGGATAGCATCGTCCATTGCACGGTTGTTGGCATAACCCGTTCTGGCTTGCGCGTAACCCGGCACCTGATCCAGAGCAGCATCCAGCTCATTCAGGACGGGCGAAACCTGCGGACTGAACTTGGTTAGGCCTGACTGTGCCGCTGCGCTTATTTCGTCTCTCAAGTTAGAGCGGACGTTGTGTGCGCGCACGGCGCTTACAGGGGCTTGCGGCCCAACAAGGGCCGGATTTACCCCCAAATCCTTGCCTACACGTCGCATAGTCGCTGCTGGCGCCCCTACGGCGTCCTGCCCTTTGCGCATCAACAGTTCCGCGATGCGGTCCGTTCCAACTCTCTCGCCACTATCCAACGCCGCATCGTACTCCGGGCCCCAGACAGATGCCCTTTCGGTCGCGTTTGCGCGCCGCTGGGTAAAGGCGGCATCCGGGCCGTCAATGTGACGGTTCATGTCCGCTGTGATCCGCTGCCCATTGGTTTCCTGACGCTGGCGAATGGCCCGTGCCAACTCCTTTCCACCCGGTCCACCCTGCGCGGCGAGGCCCTGACCAATCGCCCGGAACTCCGGCACATCAACAAGCATCGCCTCATCTGACAGGCTGTCTAGATACTGGCGAATGTCCTGCCCAGAGATTGCGGCGGCGTCATGCGTCTTGCGCAGCATGCTACTGGATTTCCGCCCCATTCCGGGCAGGGGTTTTTTGACCATTCCGCCAATGCTGCGCATGGTTGCGCCAGCGGTTGCAGCAACTGGGTATGCCGCGCCGCCGATAGCCCCGCCACCAGCAATGGGGACCAAGTTTTCTTTAAAGACGCGGGCATAGTCTTCAAGCGATTCAGGTGGCGTGCCCTTGATCTGTTCATTTTGAACCGCTTGGTTGAAGCCGATTGCCGTACCGCTGAAGCCACCTGCCAGCGCCTTTGTCAGCCAGTTTGCACCCTGCAAGATTGGCGCGCCCATCGTCATCGTGCCGCCAGCGAGGGCGCCAGACCCCGCGGCCTGCCCTTTGCTGAACTCTTCCGGGTGGGCTTCATATGCCGCCTGATCCTTTGCACGGGAAGCATCACGGCCAGCGGTATAGCCATCCCCCTTGAGATAGGAGGCAACCCCTGAAAGCGTATCACGCTGCCCCAGCATCAAATCATGGGTAAAGCCCCGATAGGTGGCATTTGTCTTGCTGATTTCAGCTGCATCTTCCGCCTCAGAGCCGCGCAGAGCCTCAAGAGCCTGTTGCTCTGCCGGACGCAATTCCCCGCTAGCCTCCAGCGCTTCCAGTGCCTGTCGGGCGTTCTGGTTGCGTTTTGCCTGTTCAAAGGTCGGGGCGCTTTCCCACTTGTTGCCGGAAACTGCCGGCGCATCTTGCCAACCCATCAAGGTTTCCTCCGCGTTACGCCATCCGGGCCAATGAATACTGCTCCGCTCGGCAAGGCTTCATACTCATCATCGCCACTGATCCTTGCCGGGCTGCTCTCTTCGCGCTTGGGCACTTTAAAGCCTTCAAGCGGGTTTTCGCGGCTTTGCAGAGCTGCGAACGCATCAGCCCGACTGATCTCGCCCGCTCGCAACTGTTGGACAATACCTGCACCTTGCGCATCATATTCGGCGATACCCTTCAAGGTTTGCACGATCATCGCGTTGCCCTCTGGGCGGTTGATGATGCGCGGGAGGGATTCCTTGAAGAGCGCCAAGTCCGCGTCACTCATAGGGCCAGACCCCGGCTGCCTTTGCTCGGGAACCATCGTATTGACGAGCGCTTGCGCTGCCTGAATGTTGCTAAGGCCCTCGGTTGGAATGCCCCACTCTCCAGCCATTTGCTGGGCGAGGCCGATCAAACCTGTCGGCGTCTCTTTCAGAAGTTCCTCAAGCTGGCCAATTCTCGGAAGGTTGCGCTGTGCCGACATCCCGGCCTCGGAGATAACCCCAAGCGCCTTGGCGTCCCCTTTTGCAAAGGCCTCATTGAACTTGTCATTACCCATGTTGTTGTTGACGGTGACTCCGCCGCCACCGATGAGAGCGGGGCCTTTGGGTGTCATCGAGTAAGGGCGCTGATCAGCCTCCGGGATACCCCAATCTGCGCGCTCCTGCGCGGTTATTGGGCGCACAGCGCTTTGCGCCTCTGGAAACACAAATGAACCGTCGTCAACGTATCTCCAGCGGCCAGAAGCGTCTTTTTCCCGCTCTCTCGTGGGAGCCGAGCGTGCATCAATCTGGCTCTGCAAGTTCTGCATTTGCAGCTGCCGCATGGGGTCGCTTGACTGCATTTCGCGCTTCAGCATTGCTTGCAGCACCGCGCTTTTGCCGGGATCGTTCTGGATGTACGGATTTGACAGGGCCTTCGCGATCCGCTGGAGATTGCCATTTGCGCCACCAGATCCCTGCTGACCGCCACCATGCATGCGCGCGTAGTCGGCCAAGCTGGTTCCATTTGCGTCCGCCGGGTTATGACGGCCACCGCTTTCGAGAAAGCTCTTTGCGCCGCCGATGCCGCCAAGGTGGGCCATGCTGCGGATTGCGTCACGTGTGATCGGGATACCCGCTACCTCCTGCCCGATGTAACGCGACAGGCCCATGCGGTCCGTTTCAGCATCGATGTCGCCAAAGTGCCAATTCTCGACACGTTGCTGCACCTCAGGGGGCTGTTGCGCAAACTGTTGCGGCGACATTTCGGGGATGATGCCCGCTCTCGCTGCATCTTGAAGGCGTGCGCCGCCAAACTGCAACCGGCCACCGTGACCCACAATGCCACCAGCGCCCTCAACATCGTTCAGGGCGCCCCAGTTGCCGCCGCTTTCGCTCTGGATCAGGCTTGCAGGGAAATTTCCCATCAGCGCATTTGCAACACGCTGCGAACCTGTGGCCTCCCCCCAAAGCGCATCGGCGTCAGCTTGACCTTTGGCCAGCCCCTTGTCTGCCTTCCGCGCCATAATCGCACCCGCGATAGAGTTTGCCGCAGAGGTAATGCCCTCGCTGATGTTTCGCGGTGCGCTTTGCTGCTTCATGAGCGCTTCAGCTACCCGGCGCTTATGCTGGAGCTGTTCGTAGGTCTGGCCCGTATTTCCTCCGAAAGAGAACTTCATTACGCCGCCTCCATTGCCAGACTATAGTTCACCGCCATAATACCGCCTTCGAGGAAGGAAATAGCCTCTGGGGCGATTCTCATTACCTCATCGGCCATAAAGCCAACTTGAGGGGTGTCGTCGCCTGTGTACCGGAAGGAATAGACCGGCAGGCTGCGGTAGTTTCCGATGTGCTCGACGTCTGTTTTCGTCCGCCGGTCTGACAGCATTGCCGCTCCAATCGACCCACCAGCACCGAACAAGCTGCCCATCAGTGCCGACTTTGCCCCCACCTGCTGCTCCCACGCTTTAAGTTTGCCTTCGTAGGTCGCGTGTTCCAGCCCCGCGCGATCAGTACCCGCAATGGCGCCAATATTCGGGTTGATAAAGTTCGGTTGTGTGACCTGCCCGGTGCCAAGCAGGGCGCCGATTTGATTGATTGGCTGGTTGCGTACTGTCAGCATCTCCTGAAGCGCTGTCGATCGATCCGCATCCTTGCGCCCCTGGAGGGTTAGCTGATTGCCAAACGCCTGCTGCGCAACGCTGTTGTCAGTAGCAAACTGCTGCTGACGCTCGGCGTTGTTTGCAGCGATGCCTTTATTCGCAAACGTAGCCCTGTCCATGTTCTGGTTGTGCTGTTGCTGCTGGGCTTTGTTGGCGAACTCGCCGCGCGCGATGTCCATGCTCGCAGCCTGACCGGTCGCGGCATTGGTGAATGCCCCTTGCGCAAGATCGGTATCAAACTGCGTTTTCTTGGCAGTATTGCTGAACTGACCCCGGCCCAGTTGCTGGTTGTAGTCCTGACCCTGTGCCGCATTTTCAAACACAGCGTGATCACGGGCCAGACCAGCAAGACGAGACTGCTCCTGACCGCCAGCCAGGACAACCTGCATGCGGGCATCATTCGACTTCTCATCAAGACGATTCATGGCCCGGTCATAGGCCTCAGAGCCTTCACGAATGCCCTGCCCTACAAGCTGAGTACGCAGAGCTTCCTTGTCTCTCTCTAGCGATGGATTGAGGCGGGAGAATAGCGCATCCTCTACACGCTTGCGCCCCTCGCTGAAGTCCGTTTCATAGCCTCGTGTGATTGGCCCCGCATCACCGAATTCAGTCTGATACGTTTGCCCGCCAACTGACCGTTGCAATTCGCTGGTTCGGTCTTTCACGCTGGTAACAATCTGTCCGGCAGGCGCGAACCCGGTCATCAAAGGGGTGTAGCCAGGTGATTTTTTCAGATCCGGCGCTGAAAGGCTCGCCGCTGACCCGCCAGCTGGCAGTGATGACAGGTCTAGGCCCTTGGCAAAGTGATCCTTCAGGAGGCCAGATGTGTCTGCTGCCAAGTTCGCCATATTACCCTGCGCCTTGGTCTGGGCATTGAAAATGGTCTGCATTTCTGGAGACAGGGATTGCGTGGCGGTAAAGCGCGGGATCTCGTGTACGTCGCCGGTGTTGGGATCGGTGTATTCGTACATCCCAGTCTGATCAAAGGACAAGCTCCCATATGGGGTGACCTGATCTACGGATTGCAGATTTGCATTCGCAATCGCTGTACCGATGTTGGTGGCGGTTTGCGCGCCTGCTGTCTTCGCAGGATCAGGCGGGGCGGGAGCTGCTGGTGTCTTCATCGCTCTTACTCCATTTTGACGCTGCAAAGGCGTCATCACATATCAGGATTATGGCTTCTGAAGCCCTGCGCCCCCGCAATCGGGGAATAATGTATTCCTGCCCACCCATCGCCTGAGCCAATCGGCGGACACGCAGATTGTTTTCATCACACCGGATGATTGCCGCTTGGCATCCCATCTGGCCGAACACATAGGCCGCCAATTCGCGCGCCAACCACCTGTACGGAACGCCACGCAGGGCGAACCCCAGCGAAATCTCCACTGTTTCCGCCTCCGGGTTCCAGTCATGGACCACCGCGCCGCCAACAAGCTCGTCGCCGTCAAGGCCTGCAAGGCAGACGCTAGGCCCGAAGTCCCGACGCTCTACCCCTGCAACCGCGCAAACTATGTCCTCGACGGCCCCTGCCCCGCCCCACACGAACCTCAAGTGACGAGCCCGCCTGTTTCTGCAAGCAGATCAACACGGATCAGCTCAACCGGCAGCTTGCGACTGCCGCCCGAGGTGATTTGCACCATTGGCGCAAGGGCAGACCCCTCGCCTGTGACGCTGCGCCAGTTTTCCGTCTTACCCTTACGAGGGGTGTCGATGTCCCTGGCCCATGTCCCTGCGCCCCAGTGGGTTGCCCCCCACTTCATGGCGCCAGTCGTGGACGGTGCTGAGTTTGGCGCAGCGCTCCAATTGATCGAATAATCAGACGCGATACCGTATTGCGGGCGAAAGTCGTCATCAGCAAAGTACCCGCCGCGCATCATAGTTGCCTGCTTGTACGCAGCTGGATTGCCGAAGTCCTGAAACGAGAAGCACAGGCGCGCCGTGAATGGCTGGCCCAGGTCCGTTCCGCCGGTATCCAGCTCAATCACTGAGCCGTCATCACGACCAACAAAAGCGCCGGTCTCAAATGTTGCACCGCAGGTCCCATGCCAACCCGTTTGCATCGCCCAGGCAGCAGTGTTTAGGTTTGCCGTCAGCATATGCGAGGCATCGGGAAAGCACGCAAGGGTCAGATCGCCCTTGGTCCATTTTATCAGCTGAACATGGCCTCCTGTTCGCGCGACCTCGTTGCGCCAGGTGCTTTCGATTGCGCGCGTTGTGGCATGCAATGACAGATCGGCTGGGTCTTTTTGAAGGGCTGCGCTTAAAGGAACAATGCCCTCATCGGTCGCAATCAACAGGTCGCCACCCACACGCATGGTCGCATTCTTCCCAAGCGGTGTTCCGACTTCGTAGCGGCCCTCATACCGCCAAGTCGAAGCATCGGACGGATCGGCTCCGGAGTAAATTGCAGCCTCGCCGCGATCAGAGACAAACACACATTTGTCATCCATGCCATCGCCGCTATCCAGAGACCAAGTTGCACCAAGCAGCAGCTTGCCGCCTCGCTGAAAGACGCCTGAAAGGCTGACATCCTGCGCTGCACCGCCAATGGACGCCACTGGCAGATAGTAGGCTTTCAAGCTGTCTCGTTTGACGAAGAACAGCCGGTCCCGATAGATCCACACATGCGAAAGGGTACTGGTATCCACCCCGGTAACTGTGACGGGGCTTGCGACCGAAGCCACCCCGGACGCGAAAGCCGCCCCGGACGTGCTTAGAATGCGCTCGCCAGCCTCAAAAACACCGCTTACCGCGCCAATCTTTAATGCTCCGGTGGCACCGGTGATCTGCACCAGACCTACAATTGAAGCCGAAGCGCCCGAAGTCTCACCGGTTAGCGTCTCACCGATGGAAAACGCGGCCGTCATCCGGTCAAAAGGCAAATCGCTGACAGCCTCCGAGGTCAGCGGATTAAACGCCGTCCCGTCATACAGCTGCGCGCGGTCAGAGCCATTGACCGCAATCATGTAGTCACCACCCGATGTCCCGATCTGCTGGGCGGTCCAGCGCCCCGAAGTAAAGCCGCTGGCAACCGGCGTTTCAATCCTGCCCCACTTGCCAGCGCCCCATTGACCCGCGCCCCATTTCAAGGCGCCCGCGTCCATCGTTGTAGCTGATGCGTTTGGTGCGCTGGCTTCGATAATCGCAGTATCTGAAGCCGCAAACAACCTGCTCACACCGCCCGCTGCGAAGCCAAAAAGCGCCTGCACTGGCCTGCGAATATAGGCGTATTGCTGTGTGCCGCCTCGAACCTTCACGCCGCGCGTGGTCGGAATGAAGTTTTCCAAAACCTCAGCCCCACCTTTTACGGAAGGCAGGCCTTCAACAAGGCCCGAAATTGGCGCAGGCAATGAAACCTGTTTGGCTCTTCTGCGGCTGACGGGCCTCTTGGTCACGGCGTAATTACCCCCGGATAGGCTGTCGGGATGTTCAGGCGGGATCTGCCCTGCTGTGCGATCATTCGGGCACCACGGTCACGAGAAATGGCCAGCGATAATGCGCTCTCCGCTTCGCGCATTTCTTCGGCATAATCCACGCGCTTCAGTTTTCGGCGATCACAGACCAGCATCAGCTCAAGGATGCGGTCATCCAGGGTGAAGGTGTCTGTATCTTCCGTAAACGCTGGCTTGCGGGTGCCATCTGCCGCCCGCACAATCTGATTGCTGGCGTACCAATAGCTGACATTTTCGCCAGCTGATGGCGCCGGGCGGTAAACCATATTGCCGCCAAACTGGCACCAGACGCCAAATGCCGCCTCAAGCTCGGAAACGGTCATCTGCAACCATTCTTCAGTCGCGATGCGTGCCAGAGTGCGCTTTAGGCGCGTGGAGCGGACTTGGGCGTCCTTTGGCATATGGGAGTAATCAGACGGCAGAGCGAATTCGGTTGTTGATCCATCTCCCGCGTCTGTTTTCTGGGACAGAAGCAAGCTCCAGCTATGCGCGGATGCAATCTTGCTGGCGGCCTCATTCAGCAGCCACTGCAATTCCTGCTGGTCCTGCTCGGTGGAGCCAAACAGGACTTCGGGAACGTTCATGCCAAGCCGAACAGCTGCCGACTTAGCGATTTGCAGAGCTGTGCGGCCCATGATTTAGGCCGCCTTCTGCTTTTCAGCGTCCAGCTTGCTGATGGTTTCGATCAGCTTGCCACGCTTTGCACCATCCGGAATACTGCCGCCCGCATCCTTGATTATATTCCGCAGATCGGTATCACTCATGCCTTCGAACTGGTCCGAAATCTCAGAGGACTGTTCGGCTCCACCTGTCTGCTTAGCCGCTTTCAGCTGGGCCTCAAGCTCAGCAATCTGAGACTGGAAGTCCTGAATTGTGGTTTGATTTTGCGCGGTTTCAAGATAGGTCTTAGCCGCCGATACCAGATCCAGCGTTCCCATGCCGCACTTTTTCGCGGCTGTGTTGGTCAGCCCTGCCAGCTGCTCAACTGTCTTCACATTCATCGCGATCAGCTCTGCCCGCTTGGCCGCCGACAGCGAAGGCAGTTCCTGCAAAGGGGTGCCGGAAACGAATTCTTCGGTTTGCGCCTGGAACACCTTATAATGCTCGGGGAACCGTTCGGCATACGTCATCTGCGCCTTGTGGTGCGAGACGTAGTGCATTTCATTGGCAGGGGCGCAGTGAGCGCTTTTGTTATCGCCGGGGAAAATGATCTTCACCATTTCCACGTCATCATAGATTGGACGGCCCGCCTCTTTACTTTTGCGCGGATTTTCCTTGGCTTGCATGTAGAATTCTACCGCCAAGCCCTTGTCTGGATTTTCTTGGATCATTGGTTTTGCCTTTCTGAGAGGATGCAGAGCAGACGGGGCCGAAGCCCCGCCCATTTAGTCGAGCTTGAACCAAGCAAAATCGCCCGAAGACAGGGCCACACCAGAAGCGTTTTCAGCCGAGCCGCCAGAGGCGGCAGCCACGTATTCACCGCTGGACAGCGTAATGCTCACAGCAGTGTTGCCCGCCGAAATCGAAGCGTTCGCCTTGGCGTACTGATAGGTTTTCCCATCGTCGCCAAAGACGGTGGTCCCGGTCTTGAAAGGAGGCGCAGCCTGAACCACCCCAGGTGTAAATACCGAGGTGAAATCAATGCCGATGGTGTTGCCAGAAATCTGTGCCATTTCGCGTCCCCCTTTATGCGACCAGTTTTGCCATGTGCAGCGGGTTCACCATCGTAAGGTTCCCGTAGAAACCGATGTGCTGAACAACTGCATCTTGGTTGACCGGCGTCTGCTTGCCCCCGAACTTCGAGAAGTTCCGGTCTTTGTGGTAGCGGAACCGCAGACAATCCGTGTCAATGAAATAGCTGGTGTCAGAGGGCATGGCCGAACCAATGCCGCCTTCCAGCGTGATGTCCACGCTCTTACCCGCGCCATAGAACTTCAGCGAAGGGAAGCCCAGTTTGGCAACCTTGCCACCGCCATCAGTGATGCGCTGGATTGCCTCTGTGGCCGCCTGATACGATCCATAGTGCTCTTGCGAGGACAGGATCAGATCAGGACCCTTCTTGCCACGGCTGCGCTCAATCATGATCTGATTGAACATGGGCTTCACACCCTCTTTGGAAACCGTGGTTTCATTGGTCTGTTCCCAGCTGTGCGCCGAAGCGTCATAGGTCGTGGTGCGCCAGATAGCGTTACTGGAACGGCTGATGCCGCCATAGGTACCAGTGGTGGGATCTGTCGGGATGGCCATCTGAAGCCCCCCGATTTGGCGCCCGCTGTCTGCGGTGCCGTCGCTGTGCAGATCTTCAACAAAGCGGTCTTCAAGTTCGGTCTCTGCCGCTTCCAGATGCGTGTCAAAGATGTTTAGAAGCTGCGCGCGGCTACCGCTGTTTTGCAGAATTTCCTCAGAAGACAGCACGACCGACACGGCTGCCATCTTCGGAGTGTATTCTGCGTCATTCAGCAGTTCCGCCGGTTTCGGGTTCAGGAACTGATACCCACTGTAACGGGTGTATGTCCCGCTTTCAGCAAACAGAAGACGTTCGCGGATCGTCGGGCCCTCAAACTTCTTCCACATGTCCTTACTTTTCATAATGGCAAGAAGGACGTTGGAATTCGAAACCAGATCTTGATAACCAGCGGATCTGTCTTCGACTGCCAGTGACAGCGCTTCTTGCAAGCGCTCATTGGTAACCAGAGACATTGCTCTCTCCTAAGTGATGGAATTAAAGCCCCGAGCGCGTCAGTGCATTCTCGATGGCATCTTGTCGTGAACCTGACGCTTTTCCTCTTGCAGGGGTTGAGCCTGCACTGGGAGCGCCTGTCACGGAGAGCGCTGGCCGGGTTTGAGCCGGTTGCGCTTGGGGAGCCGGCGCCGGGTGAAGGCGGTCGGCAATCTCATAAGCGGCGTCGAGGTCTGCCGCATAACCAGTTTCAAGCATCTTTGCGATTTCGCCAGCCAGCTCGTCAAAGCGAGGGTGCTCCGCCTTGAACTGATCGATCTGATTGGCAACTTCACGCTGGCGTTGCTGCGTAACGGTCTGCGTGAGATCTGTTTGCCCCTGCCTCAGCCGGGACAGCTCGCTCTGAAGCGTCAAAATCTGTTGGTCGCGCGGGTCGGGCTGACCTGCCTGCTGTCCCGTCAATAGCTCAGCCAGCTGCTGCGGCGTGGCCCCAAGGTTCTGCGCGATCAGGTGCAGCCCTTGAACGGGGTCAGTGCGCAATGTGTTTTCCATGTTCACATAGCGACCGAGAACGTCCTCCAATTTGGCGCCCGACTGCTCGGCCATCTGCATAAATGGCTGAAGCGGCTCGACCTTTCCGCGATATTCATTGATACCCTGCTCCATTTCGGAAACAGCCCGGGTAATCTCCGCCCTCACCGCCTGCGGGGCATCTTTCCACGCGGCCTTTGCGTCTGGCGAAAACCTTGCGGGGGCATCGTCCGGCGCAGCTGACGCGGGCTGCGAAACGTCGGCAGGCTTCACGTCGCCCGTTGAAGGTGGTTTTGGCTCTTGGCTGACAAACTTACCGTCCGGGCCGCGCGCCTGGCCTACTGGTGGCTGGCTCTCAGCTGCATCGCCGTCAGGATCTTCGGAAACAGCGTCAAACGCTTTTTCAATAGCGCTCTGCCGACTGTTAGTCTCGGTAGCCGTCTCCGGCTGCACATCAGGTGTCGGCGCATCGGCAATCGGAGATTGTTCCGCCAAAGCGGTTGTTTGTTCAATATCTTCCATGGGGTCTCCGTCTGAGGGAGTTGCTATACTGCGCCTACACCAATTCGGCTAAGGGCGCGGTGGATTGATCCATGCCGCTCTTTTTGGACGCGGTTTATTTCATCCCGCGAGGGCGTGGCTCGTTTTGTTTGGACATCGTTGCCAACCTCTATCACACCTGCCCGCTTGTACTCTTTCCGCATCTCCGACTTGCTGTCGTAGTGCTGGCCGTTGGTCATGCTCATAATCGCGTTCTGGGTGTCAGAAATCACCATGGGGGCGCATAGTTCCCCCTGGCTGGCTTTTCGCTTGAACGCCATTTCCTCATAGTGGGCAGTCAAAGCCGCATATTCAGCCTCTGAAACGGTCTGTCCAAGAAATATTGGCATCAGTTATTCCCTATCCCTACGGGCCTGTCCTGCTCGCGCTCCAGCTCAAGCTCAGCAACCTGCAACATTGCATCAATATCTGCCTGTCGCCCCTTCAGCGCTTGATCGTCCTGCTTAATGCCCAGTTCGCCCATACGGATTTGCAACTCGTGCGATTTCAAGAGAGCGTCCATCCGACTTTTACTGTCGTCCGTTGCAATCTTGTGCTGGGTTTCAGCTTCACGAATTGCGAGTTCACGGCCCTTCAGTTCAAGCTCCTGCGCTTTCGCTTGCGCGTCAGCCTGAGCTTTTATCTGCTCTGGGCTGGGTTGCTGCCCCTGCTGCCCGGCCTTGGCCTTCAGCTGCTCCGCAAACTGCTCGAATTCGCCGCCAAGATCACGTCCAGCACGGAAGGCGCCAATGCCAAATTTCATAAGTTCAGCCATCAACGGCGCTGTTTCCGGCTGCTGCTGCACCAGGGGGGCAACCTGATTGAAGAACGATCCGACCGCCTGCAAGAATTCTACGCGACTCTGCTTTTCCGCCTCCTCATTCGGGGCAATGGTGCTGTCCGTTTCAATCTCCAGCGCAAATGGCCGCATACGCTCTGACTTTAGAAGCGCATCGATGCGCTCGAGCGTCACAACCTGCGGTGCTTCCTGACCCTGCGCTGCGGCCTGCTGCGCCATCAAGGCTGCATCCTGCTCTCTGGGCAACCGCATTCCCGCCATGGCTGCCAGTTCCTCTACAGGAAAGGTTTCCGCCATAATCTCGGCTTTAATGCGCAGTACATCGAGGCCGACGCGCACCATCTCGGCTTGCTTCTCACGAACCCTGACAGACCCATACTGTGCCTTGAGGTTTTGAGCGCCCAGCGTCTCCTGCGCTTTGGAAACACCCCTCATGATGTCACTCAGCCCGGTGATCTCATACACATCCTCAATCAGCTGCTTGCGCAACTCGATACATGCCTGAATGACGCTTGCCACCTCCGCGACTGGCAACCAGATAACACTGTCCTTTAGGGCGTGATTGCCCAGAGAATTTGCCGATACCGGCACCATCAGCGCTTTATTGCTGGTATTCTTCAGCGCGGCCTCAATAGAATCCCCTACGCCGCCATCTGACCCGCCGCCAGCGTTATAGAACCCGCGCAGACGCAACGACTCTGACAGCTCGCTTATTCGCGCTGTCAGCTCGTTTATTTCATCCACCTGATCACGATAAAAGCTGAAGTCAGGCACGGGCTTAAGAGTGCCGCGCTCTAGCGTGGCATAGGCTGGCTTTGGACAGGGGTAAAAGCCCTTTACGTCGATCATAGGGTCCTTCTCGTCAAGTGACTGGTCCACCCCCTCCGTCACCCAAATGACTTTGCCTTCCGATCTGCACCAAATTTCCCAAACCGGGGCCTTTGCATCGGTTGGGCGGTATTCGTCCTCGTTGTCTTTATCCTGTTTCTCGACATTTGCCCGAAGAAACACATCCCCAAAGCGGTCAAGTCCTTGCTCCCGGGTAATGTAAGCCCGCCTTGCGACCCAATCCACCTCTTGCCACTTGCGGGCCATGTCATGCGCAAAGTCGCGGCGATCAACGTGGATGCAGTGGCCGTTGTCCAGAACCCATGGGACCCCTCGCCCACTCAGCGTCAAGTCATCCCGCACCAGCAGCAGCGTTTCGTGCAGGTCGTCATTCTCCACCTCAAACGATAGGGCGCGCTCAAGCAGCTCGGACGCTTTACGCGGCACTTCACCCGTATCGCTATGGCGCGGCATAACCACTGGTTCTGGCGCGCGCTGATATACAGACGGCTTCATTAGCTCCATGTTGGCCCAGAATATTTGGAACTCACGGTCTCCCGTTTCTCCGTCCAAGATCTTCATGTTCGCATAGAGCTTGTCGATGTTATCGCAGGACGACTGCCATTTTTGCAGGCCTTTTTGGGCCTTTTTAATGGCCTCAAGCCATGAAAACGCGCTTCGGGCCTGTGGCTTACGCTGGTTCATTTACAGCCTCGTGCGCTTGTTGTTCGTATCCAGATCCGGGGGGGCGATATGTACCTGGCCGGGTTGCGGCTGCGGTTTCGGCGGCTCTTTCTTTGCCTCCGCCGGGATGCGCCAAGAAAGGCCCATGTACCGCCATGCAGAGCCGATATGCTCGGCCCAGTCTTTGACCGGGGTTTCCCGGAAGGTCTTCAGATTGTCATCCCATTCGCGGCGATATGAGCGCAGCCCTTCGACGCCATAGGCAACACGCTCCCCACGCTCATCGTCTGCGCGGTGGAAAATGGCCTGATTGATTGCCTGCCGCCCCGCCTGCAAGCCATCAGCAACAGCAACGCGGGCAATCCGCACAGGCTTGCGCCCGTTGGCAAACAGGCGCTCTATCCGCGTTTTGCTGGTGCCCCATTCGGTATTGGCGGCATCGTGGGGAACATAATCGTTCCCGTTGTATCCCTTGTCGTTGAGCCATTCACACCAGTCTTCAAGGTCGTCAGACTCTGGCACATAGAAGTCAACGATGATCGGGCGGTTGTTATAGACCTGAAAGCACCAGATCGGGTTGTTGATGGCCTTGCCCAAATCCCAGACAGTGTGCACTGGCCTGTCGGGATCGATGGGCACAGGCATAAACCGGCCCTGACGCTCCGCCCGAGACATTTCCGCGCCGAAGTAAGCGCCGACCATGGCACCGGCGAAGCTGCAACGATACTCCTGATCAAAGAAGCTCTGACCCAGCTCGATGCCGTGCAGATCCTGATATTCCCTAAGCGCATCCTCCAGATCCGCCTCAGATAACGCGCCTGTTTCTTCGATAGACAGCAGCTGCGAGAACCAGCGCGGATTTTTGACCGCACTGTCATACATAGTCTTGGCGTGATTGTTGCCGCGCGGCGTCGTGATAAAAGCGGCCCAGCCACCGGTCTCCCGGATCATTGGCGAGTGATATGCCCACGCGCTCGGGTTGCTTAGTGCCCACTCTGAATAGGCGATACCTACAGGGCCAGAGCCAACAGTCGCGTCATACCGATCAGATCCCAGGAGCTGAAACGTGGACCCGCTGGTTAGCTCAATGAACATATCATCATCCTGCATGCGGACGATAGTTGATGGGTGGAAAGCATCGAAAATGCGCCTCTGCCCGGTGCGCGGGTTGATCCCGTTCCAAATTGCTTTGCGCGCCTGCTTATACTCAGGAAAGCAATGCCAATAGGCCCCGATTTTGGTTTCGGAAAGCTCGGAAACCGCATTCAAAACGATTTCATCTTTGCCCGCACGACGATGCCAAATCGCCATTAGCCTATCGTGCGTTCTCTCTACAAGCGCGCGGTGGAACTGCTGCTGATACCACCTAACCCGAAACTCCAGCTCAACCTCAGTCAGGTTTGGCCTCATAGACAGTCTTGCGGATGATGGTGGTAGAGACATCACCGTCAAGCGTGGTGCTTTGAAGCTTTGGCATGACCCGATCAAGCAGGCCAAGGGCTGCTGTAACCTGTGTAGATGTCATATCGCGCTTACCGGTAGCATGATCAATTAAGTGCTTGAGAACTTTTGAATTTGCGATTTTAGTCCGATGTTCGGCTCCCATCTGGAAACCCGGCTGCCTTCCCCTGCCTGCCATATTGCCTATCGGCGCCGGTTTGAGCGGTCACCGCCTCTTGCTGTTGTTGAAAATACCCGCCCTGAGAATGGGGTTGCGAGACTTTCACTCGCTTCGGTTCCTACTGAAGGCTTATCCGTTGCCCGCCTAGCCTTGCTCGGCGCGGGACCTAACCGCCCTATGGGCCACCTATCCGGGCCTAATGTGTCTCAACCGGATCTTGTGAGCTTGTCCGCGCTCGTGAAGCCAGTCCGATCTTTCGATCCAAGCCGTTAAGCCGCCTATTACGGGCC